GTACCAAAAACAAGTGATCTACCATTGATCTACTTCCCAATTCGTTGGTCGGAGATAGAGGATTTGAACCTCTGACCCTCTGGTCCCAAACCAGATGCGCTACCAGACTGCGCCAATCTCCGTGTATTATATATAACTGATTCTAACAAGAATGTCAATAGTTAATTTAAGCAATTCCAAAATAAACTGAAACTAAACAACCTGCGATAACTCCAACTAAAGCACAAGCTAAAGTTCCAAGTTCTCCTTCTGGAGTTTTAGTATCATTAAAGAATTGGCCGATATAACCACCAATGACCATACTAGTTATTACAATTATAAAAAACATTCATATTCCTTTTGTTATTGATTCTAATATAACTGATTCTAACAAGAATGTCAATAGTTAAAGTGAAATTAAATTAGTAAATCTAGTAACTAATGGAATCGCATTTGAAAACGCTTCCTCTTCCCACCAACGATCAGCATATGGTAAATCCTTGTTGTCGTCTAATAATTTTCCAAGGTTTTGAGTCATGTATTGTTTTACATGGATCATTTCATGAGCAATCGTGGTAAACATATGTCCAAGATCTCTGTTATCTTTTACTAATATAGTGTACTTACCATCAGGTTCATCAAAGCACATACCGTTGTTTCCAACTATATCATGTGCCTCAATAGATATTTTCCTTGGTAATATACCGTACTCTTTGCATATCCATTTAACAAAGCGAGCTGCAAGATCGTTAAGAGCAGGGTCTTCGGAAATATATACATCTATAATCATCTAAGTCTTTTCTTTAGTATTTCAGTTGAAAAAATTGCCCACATGGCAGCTTCAGTTTCATATGCTTCACGTTCCCACGGTAGATCCCAATAGTTATCGCCTTTAACTGGTTTACCAAACCAACGTGAAGGTTTACGTCCAACGCCAGAAACAAGTTCACCTTTAATATATTGTTTAGCGTGAACCATTTCGTGGAATAGAGTTTTACATATTTCAGTTCTACTCAATGTTGGTTTAATCCCTATAGTGATACCTTCTTTATCGTAATTACAATAACCGCATTCATCCTCAAAGTCGTCCTCAAAGTCAATCTCAATTGTTTCATCGATCTCTAAGAAGTCGGCTGCAAACACTACCATCTTATCCATTAACGGATTTGATACTTTCGATGGTTTACCATAGGTTGAGTAATACATTATAGCAGCTTATCAATTTTAAATTCTAATTCTTCTAGACGCTTTAAAATATGGTCAAACATTTCTTCCTGTGACCAGTCCACAATTTCAAAATCCTGAGGAATATAGTTATCAGCCATTGCAGTTTCTTTAAACTCATCTGTTTCTAAAATATTATCCCAAGGCTTTTTAGGTGTTTCTAATGGTTGTGCAGCCGGTCTAAACCATGTTCTAAATGTACTAATCATTGTATTTCCTCTAAGTCTAACATAAATTGTTTCTTTGGTGTTGTAGCAGTCCAATAACGAACATCTTTCTCTGCTTTAACAATATCCTTGGCAAGTTCTTTAACCATTTCATCGGTCAAACTCATAATGTTAATACGAAGTAGTCTATCAACATCGGCATTAATAGCAGTGGTATTTTCAAGGATTTGATTACCAACATCTTTCTTTTTACGATTTTTAAATACGATCTTATCATCAAGTACTGATTGGATAAATTCCATTTTAACTTTTAACCAACGAATTTCTTCGGCAGCTTCAATCAATCGTAATTCAATACGCTTTTGTAATACACTCATACGGAATTCGCAGAAGTCTTTAATCAAATCTCTTTCATCATCATACTCACGTAGTTTACCATTTTGGTCAATTACTGTAAGGTTCTCAGATAATGGTTTAGACAATTTAAACTTACGAACAATACGCTCATCTGTCCAAGCATTTGCTGAAGCCAGTTTTAACTTGATTTCAAACTTAAATCCTTGCTTATCGCATTTGTCTTCATAAGAGACGATATCGTTGTCATCTTCCAATCTATTCAATACTTTAACGTATGACTCACGATCATAACCATATGGTACTTCAGTAATTGTTAATACCGTCTTACTGTTACGTTTAAAGGTACCATTCACAATAAAGCGTTTGTTTTCAATATCATACGTGACAGAACCACTAAATTCAGGGAATGACACTGGAAGCCTGTTCGCTATATTACCGTTCAGCAAATATTCACGAACTGCACGAGAGAGATCATTAGGGGACCGTGGAAGTATGTTAGTAGCGAAACCAGTAGCAATACCCTTAGTTCCGTTAGCCAATACCAAAGGGATTACTGGCAAGTAGTATGAAGGAGGCTCATGCTCTGGGTCATTATGTACTGGTGATAGATCCATATCCTTAACATATTTTTCAAAGTTATTATGGACTCGAGTATAAACATAACGTGCAGCGCCGGGTTCCTGTACTAATCGAGTACCAAACGAACCTCTACCTTCAACCAAACAAACATTGTTATTCCAAGTAGCAGCCATAAGTTGACCGGCACCTGCAGCCGATGCTTCACCATGATTATATCCATAATCTGAAATGATACCAGCAACAGCCGATACCTTTTTAAAATCTCTTTTAGAATTTAATAGAGAACTATAAAGATAAAAACGTTGAACTGGTTTTAAACCATCAATCATATTTGGAATAGCGCGTGACTCAACTGTATACATGGCAAAATCAAGCCATTCGTTTTTAGCTACGTGCGAAATTGGATAATCGTTAACGTCAACGTCATCCTTAGTAAATTCTAATATACTCATAAAGTATTGTCCTTTGTGATTCTATAATATTCTATCATACTTTTAACGAAATGTCAACTCAATTATGCGAACATATAATCTTTACGAAGTTGAGAGTTTTTCCCAAACATCATTTCAAAAACTTTTACATCGTCAACCGTAACAGTATCATATTGTGGTTTATTGATAATCACATCATATTCTTCTTCGGTCAAAGATCCTAAACCTTTAATGTAACGATGTTTCCAACCAGATTGATTGTCAGTTTTAAACTTAGATGCAGTGTCATAGTTATAGAACCACTCGACTTTATCGCCTTTTGACGAAATCATAATCGGAGTACGAGTAATCTTTACATGTTTCTCAGTTAATAGACGTGGCCAAAACTTATAGAAGAAAGCAATAAGCAGCGGACTAATATGTCCAATACCATCGTGGTCAGCATCAGTTAGTGTAGCAATATTTTGATATGTCATATCATCAATGCTGTTTGGATCGTTGATATTCAATCCAAGAACATTAACCAATTCTGATAACTCTTTATTCTTAAGTACATCAGCAGGTTTCATATCCCACGTATTCATAATAACACCACGAAGTGGATATGCACCAACTTTATTAGCATCTCTTACTTTGAGCAAGAAGCCCATCGCTGAGTCACCTTCAACAATTTTTAATGTGGCATCGTTTCGATTTGCTGAGATATGTTTAGCAACCTTAACTCGTTGAAGTTTTTTCTGAGCCATCGTGGCTGCTCGTTTGTCAGCTGCAATCTTTTTAGCTAACTGAGCCTCAATGATTGGATCAATAATTTCTGGGTTATTAATAATCTTACGAGCGTAAAACTGGAAGTCTTTACAATCCGCAGCTTGGAAGTGCTCACGAACGTTAGTCATTGGATTTGTCAGACGTTCTTTAGTTTGTGAGTCAAACTTTGGATTAACGAAGTTACGTGCAAACAATACGAAGGTTAATCCACCCTTAATAGTATTCTTTGCGACTTCAACTTTATATTTACGTTTGACCATTGTTACCAATTCGTCAACGATACCATTCACAACATAATCAACGTATGTACCACCCATTCGAGTATTCACGCCATTAATAAAAGAGTTAGTTCGGAAACCATCTTCTGATGTAGTAAAGAAGAACGAAACATTTTCATTTTTCTCAATTACAACATTTGGATTAAACAATGCTGAATACTTTTTCATATCAGATACTGAAATCTTTTTCTTGTTGAAAGAGAACTTAATTTCAGGAAAAGCCATTTGCAAACTCATTAAACGATCTTCAAGTAATTCAATCGTATCCAAGTTAGCAAGGCAATCAGTTTCAAAACAATCAAAGTCTGCAACGAATGATACCTCAGTACCAGAGCCATTTTTATCTCGCTGAGTTACATTAACGTTTTCACCACCGTTTTTACACGTAACCATAATCTGATTACCTTTTGACCACGTTTTACCAGTAAACTTTGACGAAAGGAAATTAGTAGCAGCTGAACCAACACCGTTAGTACCAATCGTTACACGTTCATCGTCAAAGGATGTACCAGCATTTACTCGAGTCCAAGCAGCCACTGGTCGAAGGATCTTTTCTTTACTGGTTTCGTCGTATATTTCATCTTGTGGAATACCACGACCATTATCAGTAACGGTTACCATATCCATATTAATAGATACATCAATTTTATTTGCATGTTTAAAGTTAGTACGAATTGCCTCGTCAATCGAGTTATCAAGGATTTCGTCAATCATCTTAGAAAGCGCAGGGACATACTTTGATGTTTTCCATTCGCCTTTTACAAAACGTTCAACTGATTCTTGAGAACTTGAGCCAAGGTACATACCAATACGTTCTCTGACGTGTTGACGTGCGGTTAAAATTCTAAAGTCGTTACTCATATCAAAAGCTCCATTATTTCGCTATATTATATATAACCTATCCAGTGTGTACAATCGTCGCAGGGATCATCCATGCAATTTTTCCTTTGCTGTGCAGGGAATACTATTTATTTAGAATCAGTAAACCCTATTTAGATAAATACTACCACAGTTATAAACAAATGTAAACAGGAAAATGTATAATGAACACTAATTTTTTATCTCCTATTGGTTTTACAGTCAATGTCAAACGATTACCAAACGTAGAATTCTATACTCAAAGAATGCAAATCCCAGGTGTAAGTGCTGGTGCAGCGGAAACGCCAAACCCTCTAAGTACTCTATATAATACGCCTGATAAATTGTTGTACCAAGAATTGGATCTAAGTTTTATTGTTGACGAAAACATGGCAAACTACTTTGAATGTTTAGATTGGATTGAAGCTATTACGTCACCAGTAGAGCTCGCTCAGTTTGGTAGATTAGAAAAAACAGATGATGGAATTGTTTCTGATATTTCTATCACTATATTAAATAGCAGCAAAAATGCTAACATCAACTTTACGTTTTTAAACTGCTTTCCAGTATCGTTAAGTCAAATCACTTTAGACGTAACTCCACAAGACGTCGTATATCCAGAAGCGTCGATGGTATTCCGATATGATAGATTTACTCATACAAAAATTGGTTGACATTCTAACAAAACTGTGATAGAATACTAACTATATACATTATGAGAGGTTAACATGAGTACTGACGACATTAGTGAAATCTGGGCTGAAGATGCCAAAATTGATGAAACTCAATTGGCACAAGAAGCGAAAAAGATCCCGCAGCTTCATTCCAAATATTATAACATGTACTATAAAGAAGCGCTTAAAGTTAAAAAGCTTCGTTACGATTACAAAGTACTTGAAATGAATAAACGTGAATGGATTGATGGATCCATGGCTGAAGAAGATTTACGTGAGTTTGGATGGAAACCTTTTCAGAAAAAAGTTATACGTCAGGATATGGATAAGTATATCCAAGCCGACTCTGATATTATACGCATGAGTTTAAAAATTGACTATCATAGCTGCAGAGCAAATTTTCTCGAAGATATTGTCAAAACAATCCACAGTCGTAACTTTATTATCAACAACATCATATCAGTGATGAAATTCCAGGCTGGCGATTACTAATAAATAGTATCGTATACAATGGAGTAAATTATGTCAGATGTGATTAATGTTGAACAAATCAACGCAGTGTATTTAAAAATTAATACTGAGTCTAGTGTTAAGTTTGAACTCGAAGCATACTTTAGATTTCAACCTCAAGGTTATCAATTTTCCCCCGCATATAAGAATAGAGTTTGGGATGGATGGATTCGTATTTTCCAACCACTAAAACCTGTACTTTATGTAGGGTTATTTAGTAAGCTGCGGAAGTTTTGTGAAGATCGTGGATATGAGTTAAACGCACCAACGCATTTGATGGAAGGTGAAACAGTTCCTGACGATTATGGATATGAGATTGCCAAGGAAGTTAACTGTAAGTTTGAACCACGCGATTACCAAAACAAATATATCGTTGATGCTATAC